AGAGGATTAGCAAATGGCTAATAATACTGAAAGTAATATCATGAAGAAAGTCACCGAGAATATCGCGGCTGGCTTCGAATCAAGCGTAGTTTCTGTTAAGACGGTTAATACTACAAATTTAAAAGGTAAGCATAACAGCTCTACCGGCGACACTATTTACGATAAGCGTAAGACCAGCTATCGTGCAGGCGAAACGGCACAGGGTGATATCTCTGGCGGTCAAGCTGATAACGATATCCTGGTTGGTCAAATCCCTTTCACGCGTCAAAACGTGATCACAGTAAAATGTGAGTGGGATGCAGTCGAGGAGGCTTTAGAGCTTAATCAATTGACTGAACTACTCAAGCCAATGGGTGAAGAGCTAGCGACCACGGCAGAAGATAACTTCAACACGTATATGGTCAACAATTCAGCGTTAACGTTCGGTACACCTGGTACTGCCGTTGATGCTTGGACTGATGTTGCCTACGCTGAAGCGCACTTGAATGAGATTGGCGTGCCTCGGTCTGGCAATCGCTACTACCAGTTGAATTCGTTCTCAGGTGCCGCTCTTGCTGCTGCTCAAACAGGATTGAATAACGATGGTATGGTCAAGTCTGCGTGGAATAGCGCAATGGTTAACTCGCCAATCGCTAATTTGAACGTACTTAAGTCGAATGCTTTGAAGTCGATTACTTCGGGTACTGCGACTGACCGGGCTGGTACTTTGGCGTCTAATCCAGACGTGACTTGGACAACTGCTAAAGACACTATGACCCAGGTTATTGCCGTGGCAGGCTTCACCGCTTCAGCGACAATCAAGGCGGGCGAGACTATTGAAATCACTGGTCGTAACTTGGTCAACCCGCGTAACACCAATACGATTATCGATGAGACAGGCGCCGAGATCCCGTTCCGTTGGACTGTAGTTGCTGATGTTACATTGTCTGGTACTGGTACAGGTAACGTAACGGTAACTAACGCCGCGATCTTTGATGCAGCAAGTAATAACCAATACGATAACGTTTCATCAGCTCCAATCTCGGGTGATGTGATTACTATCCTCGGTGCCGCTTCTACAGTCTATAAGCCTAACCTTGCATATCACAAAGATGCATTTTCTTATGCAACAATCGAATTGCCTAAGTTGTATTCTACAGATACTACTTATCAATCAGTTGATGGTTTAAGTTTCCGAGTAAGTAAGTTTGCGGATGGCTTAGCCAATCAGAAGATCTTACGGGTTGATTTAATGCCAGCATTCGGTGTAAGTAATCCGATGCATGCAATGCGTTGTTACGGTAAGTAAGATATAAGCAAGTTACAAAGGGGGGCTTAGGCTCCCTTTTTTTATGGTAGAATGAAAGAAAAGGGGGTCTTATGCTGGCATCAGAATTAATCCGAGACGCATATCAAGAAATTGGTAAAGTCGCAGCTCAGCAGCCTATCACTGGCGATGAGACGATGACGGCTATACGCTATTTGAATAACTTAATGTATTCAAAAGCCTACATTATCCAAGATTACACAGTGGTAACGTCCGCATCAGACGAGATCACTACGCCCGACGTGTTCAATATGTGGATGATTAAAGCTTTAGCTATCAAGCTTTCGACACAGTTCGGCACTTTAGAATCTTACATGCCTCTTCGTGAGGATGCCGCTGAAGCGTGGCAATCAGTACTAATACAGCTACAGTCAATTCCAGCTCCGCAGCTTAATGGTAATACTCCTTACGGCTCTGGAAATCGCGGATACGGTAGCACGGATAAGTTTTACCCCGAGACCGATAATGGAGTCCTTACAGAGCAGGGGGCGACGATTATTGTCGAAGATGACACATGAGTTTATTAGCTCAAGGTATAGAATTACCGTTTACTTATGGGTTTTTCCAGTCGAGAAGCCCCCAACAGGCGGTGATGCAGTGCGTAAATTATCGGCCTAACATTAATCAGCTTGGTTCGTTATCTCAAGAGAGTCTATATCAGACCGAGGGAGTGAGCGAGATCATTGCAAGCGTAGATAATGTTACTTGCCGCGGCATCCACCGAATGAATTCAATCGCCTATATTGTTTTAGGTGTCAAGTTGTACCGAATTAACCAGACTATTAACGCCAACCTAACCAAGACCTATGACTTAGATGAGTTGGGTGATGTTGATGGATCTGGTCGTGTAATAATGGCCTCTATATGGTCGGGCACTGGTTATGAGATGGCCATTGTATCACCTGGTCAGTTTGCATACTCTTACACTGAGGCTGGCGGCGTTGTAAATGACCTATCTGGGCTATCTAACTTCTTAGGTCCAGTTGATGACGTAGTATCTCTGAATGGGTTTATGGTATTCCTACAGACTGGCACTAACACCATATTTCACTCGAATCTAAATGACGTTTCAACATATAACGCACTTGATTTTGAGCTGGTCACTAGATCGCCAAAATTAGTGGGGCTGGTGGGGTTCAGAGGTCAGCTATACGTTATGGGCGAGAATGAAATACTCCCATATTCGTTTATAGGCGGTGCTAATTTTGTATTTCAATATCAACCTAACTCGACGATTCCCAGCGGATTGAATAACGTACATAGCAAAGTAACTGTCAGGCAATCCATTGCATACTTAGGCGGTGGAGAGAATGAATCTTTAGCTGTATGGCTTACGTCGGGTGGATATCCAACCAAGATTAGTACCGAGGCCATTGAATACTTAATACGCCAAGAGCTAGCAGTTAATAACTCATTCTTATTAGCTTTTTCAATTAATGGGGCTGAGTATATCGCGCTAAGAGTTGGGGATTACTGCTTTGTTTATGACATCCTGACTGGTAGATGGCATCAAAGGCGTTCAAAGGCTGGCGATCTTGATATTGCTTGGCGTGTAAACCACATTACGAATGTTTACGGCGAGCTTATTGTAGGCGATTCTTTGTCAGCTGCAATTGGTAAACTAGATAACTCAAACACAGAATTCGGAACCAATATACATCGCCAATTCGTTTTACAGCCTTTTGACAATAAGGGTAAGCACGTTCCTTTAAAGTCTGTGGTCTTAGCTATGGATGTAGGATTTGATGGCAGTATGGTATTTGATTGGTCTGATGATGGTCATACGTGGTCTAATGGGATGCAGCTAGAGGCCGGTGGAATAGGCGACTATGGTAGGCATATGCGATGGGATCGGCTAGGAACAGCAAGCTATGCGCGCTCTCTCAGGTTCTCAACGTCGTCACCAGTACAGTGTAACGTCAACAAGGTGCTAGCGTTGTCATGACAGATTTACTCCCCCATACTACTCAACCAATAACTAATGAAGATGACACAGCGTCGTATGAGATGCGCGCATGGATGGAGTTAGTAAGGGATCATATAGGTGGACGTGGTGAATTTGGGTTTTTAGATTACAACGACACCAGCACAAGCATATCACCTGTTTCTGTAGTTTCGAATGTTTGGACGGATCTCCCTAATAATGGGCTGGGTGCGTTCACTAATAAAAATTATCGCCCGGCTGGGGTTTCTGAGGTTTTAAATACGTCAACAGGTTATCTCGACTTTACACAACTATCACTCGGTAGTGAGGTTATAGTCCGTAATGATTTCACTGTAACCCCAAGTACTAATAATGCGTTATTAGAAGCTAGGTATCTACTAGGTGACGGGGCGGCTCAATATCCTTTGCAATTTTGGTCTGAACGCCTAGATAATGGCAGCGGAATAGGCTACCAGCGAGTAACATCGTTCCCCATCTATATGGGTGACACTAATACACAATTAAACCCAGGACGCCTACAAATAAGACTCTCAACAAATGGGGCCGTGGTTAACGCCGGCGTGTACGTCTCGATAAGGGCTGCCTAATGACTATAACTATTTACAAAGACTCCAACGCTAATGCTATTTTTATAGAAGATGCTAACGGCGCGCAGTTTTTAAACAGCTTGCACGCCTCAATTGATGGTCTAACCTGCACTGTGAGCGATTTGGCTCGTGACATAGAGATTATTAGTCAAGCAGAATATGATGATTTCTTGGATGATCAGGGTAACATATACGGCAATAACGCCACTGAAGTTTGCAACGTATTAAATGCAATTTTTGTAGCGTCTGGAACCCCATCAGAAAACATACCTAATATTACATCTAGTCTCGCGGTTTCTATTGTAATTGGGGGTACGTTAAATTATGAGTTAACCGCCGATTACGGGGTAGGTTACGAGTGGGATTTGTCCAGCGTTCCGGGTGTGGTAACAGTTGAAGGAAACATACGCAAATTAATCGGGGGGTCATTATTAGCCGCGGCCTCTTATAATATCCCTGTAAAAGCGATTAATTATAATGGTGAGGATTCAGAGACAATTGTCTTAACTGTATCAAACCCACCGTTTAGCAATACAAAGTCAATTCAATTCAATAATCAAGATTATCTCTCGGCCACCGCTTCAACATCTAACCCACTTTATAGGCCGTCAAATGGGTCTGGAGACGCTTGGACTATCTCGTTTTGGTTTAAGGCGGGGTCTAGCGGAAATCAGAACCAAAGCATTATAAGTTTTGGTGGTAGTGATAAACAAAACGAAGGTCAAATCTGGATAAAACACAACGGTCAAGGGTCAAGTGATAGGATAGGATTGTTTTACGGGACGGATTTTAATAATTTAGAGCTTGAGACTTCTAACGGTTCTGTGACGGTGGGTGTATGGGAGCACTGGATAATAACTTTCGATGGTGGCACTACTGGTTCGGCTTCAGGCTCAATTAATGATTACTATTCTAGGTTTTCGATATATAAAAACGGATCATTAGAATCAACAACTAATAGCCATAACAATTACGGGTTTAGCGGCGCTATAGTCGACGATTTATTTTATTTAGCGCGAAGGGCGGGAGCTGGAAATTATTTGCGCAATAGTGCGCGAATTGATGAGGTTGCGTTATGGCCTAGTGATGAGTCTGCGAACGTGGCGTCTATTTATAATAGCGGTTCCCCGCACGACCTATCACTACTATTATCCGCACCCGATCACTGGTGGCGAATGGGTGATGGCGACACCTATCCAGCAATTAATGATAATACTGCGAGTTTGAATTTTACAATGGTCAATATGACGAGCGCCGATATTGTTAGTGATGTGCCATAGTGCCTTATGATTGAACTTGAAAACTTCTTAGATTTTCCTGATAGGTTGATTGAATTCGCTAGCAGTTGTGAGTGGGTCGATGAAGTAAACCCCGCTGACGGCGTTGTATACCCTAGAATTCAAAAGAATATCCCAAAAGAGATACTGAACGATGTTTTCTGGAATGTAGCTCATAAGGTGGGGCATATCCCAAAAGACCCCGTTACATTCTTGCGTCAATCACCAAAAGGTCTACCTGTACCCCATAAGTACCACACGGATAATTCTATGGGCGGCTACTCGATGATGATTTATCTACAGGATAACTCTAGCGCGGGAACAGGGTTTGCGAGGCATGAGTCAGGTACTTATACTGCCCCTCTGGATGAAGAGTTATTGAGAACGACTATTGATGATTGTAATGACGATAGTAAGTGGCAGCTATACAAAACTGCCGAAATGGTTCAAAATAAAGCAGTAATTTTTAATTCAGAATTATTTCATGTCGCGTTACCAATCGGCGGATTTGGCAACGGAACGAATGCTAGAACAGTATTCACATGTTTTTTTAGTTAACGACCCCAATCACATCCCACCTATCCGCCAATAGAGTGTGCGGGGTCTCCTATTTTAAGGCGGATAAATGATCAGATTAGCTACCTACGATGATTTCGATACAATTCTTGATATGTGCGAAGTGTTTTGGGGTCACACTCAATTCACAGAGCCTTTCGAGCGTGATCACACTGAAAAAATGGTGCAAATGTCATATGACCATGGACTGTTAATCGTCGCTGATGATGATGGGGTTTATGGTTTTATGGCGGCTATTAAATCCCCCTTATTAGGATCAACAAGAGCATGGACTGCGACTGAGTTAGCTTGGTGGGTAAATCCTGAAAAACGTGGTAAACTAGCAGGGGTGCGGCTAGTAGAGCACCTTGAGCGCTTATGTGTAAACAGCGACGTGAAATATTTGAATTTAGCTTACATGCAGTCCTCTATGCCCGGCACAGTTAAAAAACTGTATGAAAAAATGGGGTATGAGCTGCAAGAAACCGTATATACAAAGGTGCTTCATGGCAGTAATAACGACAGGTGTGCTAGTGGGGGCGACGACGGCGGCGGCAGCTCTTGAAGCCCGACAAGGCCGAAAGGCAGCAAGTAGAGCGGCAGGTCAGCAAGCGGAAGGCGTAGAGGCTGCGCGCGAAGACACATTAGCGGCAACAGAAAGGGGCAGGGCGGCATTATCCGGCCTAGATCCATTATCTATGCAGTTAAATAGCCAGCAGGAGTCGGGAATGCTAGAGGGTAAAGGCGCTTTTGGCGGTCAATTACCGATCAACACAGCAAAACACCCAGACGGAATGCCACAGATAGGCGGCCAAGCTTTTGTTGATCCACGTCAAGAGCTTTTATCGGGCGTAGGTGGTCAATTAGGCTTCACAGATCAAGGTTTTCAGTCTTCAGCCGGTACGCTTTCCCCACTAGCGCAGATGGCAATGCCGTTTATGGATGAACAGTCGGCCTTATTGGGCTTTGGTGGCGAAGGTGCTCAACAAGACGCACTAGGTCGTGTAGCTGACCCACTTCAAGCAGAGCAAGAACGCGCTTTTATGCGTAATAATGCACAGTTTGGTGGTGTAGGTGGCAACGCACTTTCGGCACTGGCAGAGCAGACCCGGGCAAGAACTGAGGCAAATATAGGTAATCGCTTATCACAGCTAGGCTCAGCCGCTTCGCCTTCCCTGAATGCCCTTCAACAGATGTCTAACCTACAATTGAATCGCGGCTTATCTATGAGTGATATTATGGGTGGTGCTGGTAGAGATCTAGCCTCACAAGAGACGTCACGGCGACAAGCATTAGCAAATATGGAGCTAGGTCAAGGCTCGGAACTTGCACAGCTATCGCAGAATTTAGGAACTGCAAGGGCCGGTGGTTCGGCTTTCGCAGCTCAAAATCCATCCCCCCTAAGTGCTGGCCTTAACTCAGGCTTAAATACATTCTTAGCAATGGGTGGTATGAGGCAAGCCCCTCCAAGTGGTGGAATGATTGGTGGTGGAGGAGCAGTTAATCCCAATAGATTTGGAGCATTCGCATAATGGTTAGTCCTTTGAATTCACTTATAGCAGGCGGTCGCGCTCCTAATATTGCGGGCGGCCTCGGTGATCTTATACGCCAGCAATCACTTACTGACTCAAGCTTGAAAACACAAGGGCTTCAGCAGGAGCGGATGCAACAGCAGATAGATCAAGCCAACCAACCCCAAGGAATTAGCAAAGAGCAATCCCTTGGCGCGGCTAAATATCTTAACTCGCTCGGTAAGCAGCTTTTAAGCACCGATGAATCTCAGTGGGGTCAGATACTAGGCCCGAACGTTCCACAACTTCAGCAGTTAGGTTATACGCCTGAGATGTTGCAAGGTATGACCCGCGAGCAGGTTGAAGGTGTTGTAGGTCAGACCGAGCCTTTAATAGGTGGTCAGCCAGATCAACCGACAGCTATACAGACAAGAAACCAATTATTGCAAGACTTGAAGTCTACTGATGCGGAGGTTAGGCGATCGGCGGCCATTGGTTTAGGTTTAGAAGGGCGGGAAAGTGGAGCGGCACCGCAAATTGTTGATATCGGCGGCGTACCTCACATGTTTGACAAGCAGGATAAAACCCTTAAACCTGTTGAAATAGACGGCCAGCAAGTAACCAGTTCGACAATAT